ACGTTGACCTTCTCGACCACATCCTGAGAATATTCAGCTAGGCCCTTGGCTATCTCGGCAGCAAGCTGGTCAATCTTGATATTAGCCATTACCACCCCTCCCCGTGTCGGCCCCCGGCCGCTCAATGGCCCGGAGCTTTACCCAGGTTTCACCGGGTAAGTGGTCGATGTGCTTAATATCGTAGGCTTTGCTATCGTAAAGCAACCTGTATTCGACTGTGTTTATTGCATCAATAAATGAAACATAAGGAACTGTGAATATCGTCGTCTGCTCCTGACCAACGGCCGCAGCTGCATAATATTCCTGGCCAAAAAGTTCTGTTTTTTCAGCTTTAAGCGTTCTCCAGTTGCTCCAGATTTCAACCGGGTTTCCGATGCCGTCATAACCGTCAATTTTCTTCTGAATGACGATAGTCCGACGCCGGACACGGGACAGATCCTTCATCGCTTCAGCTTTAGTTTTCATCTTCTTCATCCTCTATCGGGATTTCTTCCTCCACCGGCAACAGAGACACTCCCGTCATTAGCTGCAGGCGCAAGATTTCCTTCTGAAAGTTTTCCTCGAAGTATTCTGAAGCGTTGTTGTAAGCATAGCGGCAGTAATCGAAAAGCAAAGAGCGGGCCAGACCTTCGGTGTCAAAGTCCGGCTCCGCTCCTGCCAGTTCTTCCAGCTTTTTCTTGCCCCGTGTGATTAGATCTGTTATCGCTGTGTCCTCGTCGTCCCACGTGATTTTGAGATAAGCCTTTACCTTTTGGAGCATGTAACTCACCCGCTCTTGCTCTTTTTCTTCTTGCTGGTCGGCTGCTTTTTGGGCTTATGTTCTTGCTTGACTTCTTCGACTAAAATACCAAGAGCGGTCGAGTTCATTTCCTCGAACCGCTCTTTGGTCACAGTCAAGAGTTCGCCTTCGCTATAACGAACCTTGGTATATTTGTCCTTGAAGGGTTTTATTACTTTCGCTTTCATGGTTATGCCGCCGATGTGTCTTCATAGGTGACCACAAGGACATACATCTCGGTCACGTCACCGTTTACCACAGTTATAACAATCACGTTTGCCCCTTCAGTCCAGGTGAGTTCTGCTCCAAGGGTATAAGCCGATCCGTTAAGCGTAGCAGTTACAACAGCATTTGCGTCAGTCGCAGCTGCCGTAACCTTGCCTTTATTAGTCGTTCCAGCCGTTCCGACTGCATCAGTGTATGTCACGCTGTAGTAATGGACGTTTTTGTCAAATACCGGAGCAATGGTAAGGTCAGTGCCTACCGGCCCTTGTGCGCCAAGGCTCTTTAGTGTCGCATCAGGCCAGGAAATTACACGAACAGCAGGTGCAATGGGCTTGACGTTGCTGATGTCCAGCACAATAAACGAGTTGTTGTCCAGCGGCCGACCGGTGCCGTAGAATTTGATCAGGTAAATCCGTTCATCTTCAAGGAAGTGATACTCATCAGAGTATTCAATCCTGCCGCCTTTGCCGGTTCCCATCGCCATGAGGTAGCGTTTCGGCAGACCTAGCACAGCTTTGCCTTGTTCCATGTGGGTTGACTGAACAACACGGGTCGGGAACGGGAAGATGTCAAGCACATAGTTGCCGTCAGGCTTCCGGTGAATGGTCGCCGGTGCGATTTTTGTCAAGTAATCGATCGGATTAACCACCAGCAGTACTTCGGTAACACGCCGGTTTAAACCGCTGGGGCCAACGGTCAAGTCCGATATTATCGGCAAGTATGTCTCCGGCAGAAAATCAGCAATCGGAACGGGTATTTTTTCGGCGTAACCAACGCCAGGAACCGATGCGCCGGCCAAGTCGCGGATCATGCCGATAGGTTCATAAATCGCCGGCTTCTGAGATCCGCCAATTTCAGCTTCTGCCATACCACGACCATTAATGATACCGTCCTCCAGACCGTTGGCGATTGCTTCAGCCAGGATAGTGCGGACATAGCGATCCAGCCACGCGGGACCAAGGTCCAGCATAGCTTTGCAGACCGGCACGTATGCGGACAGCTTTGTTTGCTCCAGGTTAAGCAGTTTAAATTCGGCGTTTACGGTAGCTTCAATCTCGCTGCACAGCGCGCCCCACCAGGCCAGATTCTGCCCGTCTGAAACACTGTAAAGATACTTGATCAGCGCGGCGGTGTTCTGGAAGTTAATTAAGGACAGCAGCGGGTGCTCCTCGGTGATATCCTCGAATACCGCGTTGATGATAGTTTCGGGAAGTACGTTATCAAACCCGCTCAAAGCTTGTTTCGGGCTCGAGGACTTCATTGCCTCAATGATCTTCTGGTAGTACTTTGTTTCTTCAGATGTCAGCGCCCTAATCCCGCGGCCTGCAAGCACCTGGTTGTCTGCCGCTTGCACCATGCCCCTGGCTTCGGCCATGACCGCATCTTGCAGGATTTCCGTGTACTCTAAAAAGGCCTCCGAAAAGGCTTCCTCGTTGCCGTCTTTGACGGCCTGGTTAATTTTAGCCACGATTCCAGCTTTTTGTCTTCTATCACTCTCCTGTTTTTATTAGCGGAACAATGCCGCCAGTAAATTTGGTAATTTGTTCTCGGGCTCCGGCTCCGGTTCTGGCTCTGGCTCTGGTTTCGGTATCTGCACTTTTACCGCCTGCTGCTTAAGGATCATCTCTACCATGCGCTTTTTAAGGCTTTGATTAGCAGCCTTTCCCGTTGCAGCGTTGACGACGGAAGTGGCAAAGCCCATCTCGAGCGCATCGGCAGCGGAGATCCAAGTTTCCTCGTCCATCATCTTTTTAAGTTCTTCCTCGGTGATGTTGGTATGGTTTAAATATGCCTGCATACTGGCTGCGTTTATGGTCTCCAGATCATCTGCGTCTTTACGAAGCTGATTAGGATCCCCGGCGGTAAGAAGCCAGGCGTTATGGATCATCAGCAGGGACGCGTTAGACATTACCCTTTCGTCTCCCGCCATGAATACTACCGAAGCAGCAGAACAGGCGAAGCCGTCACAATACGTTTTCACCTTTGCCTTGTGCCGGCGGAGCTGGTTATATATCGCCAACCCCTCGGCCACTTCGCCACCGTAGGAATTAATAAAGACATTGATTTTCTCAATGTCTTCCGGCAAGCCCTCGATCTCTTTTGCCAGTGTGTAGCTGCTGACGTCACTATCAAACCATTCCCATGAAACAATATCGCCGTAAATATAGATATCAGCCTCTTTTTCCTTTTCTTTGACTACCAGCGAATAGTATCGTTTATTGATACTCGCCACCCCCTTTCAAATTTTCAGGTTCGGATTTATCGGCCATTTAATCACCCCCCGAATTTTCTATGCTGTGCTCGATCGGCTCGTAGTTCTTGGTCACGAAATGAGTTGTGCTCCAGTCCGTATTAAACGGTTCCATCCCCAGGGTCTTAAGGATATCATCGATAGTGTAACCGCCGATTCTGAACAATGTTTCCAGCGCGCCGGCAATGTCTTTAATGTCAACCGCGCGAATCATGCTGGTATTAAGCTTGACGTATGTCCTGTCGAGGAAAGCCCGCTTTTTGTAGTACTTGCGATTTATCTCGTCGGTCAATAACTCAGCCAGGGGATTCACACAAAACGTCAGGAAGTTTCCAACCGCCTTGTCGGTGTCCGCTACTGTCCCCTTCAGCAGCTGCGGCGGCACCTGAAAAGCTATTGCCACGAAGTCAAATATGTCATCGATGAAAGAGCGGATCTCCTTGTTGTCCGCCCCACCATTGACGCCGATGTTGCTGGAGAGCTCTTCGTATTCAAGATTGTTTGGCAGGGGCAATACCGCCCCGTTTTCTGCCTCAAAGAACCGCTTAAACTTGTTCTTAAAAAGATCCTCCAGCTGTTTTTGTGCTTCCTCTGTCTGCGGATAATTCGTGGGAATCTTCATCTTGCCCCGCCTGGAGTTGTTGCGCTTATAATTCTGTTGGCTGGCTTCTATCAGCTTTGAATATGATCTGTAGAGGCCGTCTATGACGTTCTTTATTTCCTCGTTGTGCAGTTCAAGGTGAAATACTTCAGATTCAACAAAACTCTTGTTTAGCTGAAAATCATCAATTACGACATCCGTGTAAATGTATTCCTGGAAGGCAAATTTCCTCACATTGAAACTGTCGGCAACGTAGAAATGCCCATCCTGCTGCACAATAAGGCACTCATTATCGTAAACAAGATGATGTATGACATCCCGCCAGAATTTACTGGCAGATTTATTCGGGTTAGGCTCGACGTTGAAAAGATAGTAGTTGTCTTTTCTGACTTCCTTGCCCTTCTCGAATGTCTGAAATTCGCTGCGTGCCACAGCGTTAGATATGAGGTTGATACACGCTTGGACAGCCAATTCTTTAAAAAATATCTCGCTGGTGAGCTCTCCTATAAACATATCGAGCGTTACTGATTGCGTGCCGTTTTTGAAAAGGCTTATAAACCAGTCTTTTATCGTCACCCGCTCACCTCCCGTCAATAGGTGTAAACATCCAGGCTCATCACATCATTAAGCGGCTCTTCCAGTTCGCTGTCTTTTGATAGAGCGTGTATCAAAGCAAAAAACCCGTCTGTTTTACGGGTCTTTGGTTCGATCTTCAGGTATGTTGTGTTGCCCTTCTTGTCCACTTCAATGCAAGTGTTGTTCGTATACCAGCGCATTGTCGGGTTGTCTCCGAACACCAGAGTTTCTTCGGCAAAACTCTGCTCTACCAAAGGGGCCACTTTGGCATGAGTAATCGGCCCGCTGCGGACAGCTTCAAGAGGAAGCCCCACCTTTTGAAATTCTGCTTCCAGTAGAGATTTCCGGTATTCATCACAGTAAATATTTTTAATGTGATACTTCTTCGCCTGCTCCAAAAACCAACCGGCGATATCCTGAGCGCTGATATTATCCCGCCGAATTATTGTTATCAGCCCCCGCTCAACCATCTCCTGAACCGGAAATTTAATCGGCCGGCTCTCGATCTCCAGTGCCAGGTGACATACAAAGGTGTGTTCAATCCAGTACCGCTTGCCTTTATACTTAAAAAGCAGTCCACAGCTTGCAAAGTCAGTTGTTCT